GACATTGAAATGTCACATCGCAAAATCCAGCGCGGCATTATTTCTGTTCGCGCCGACGCCGGTGACGTAAAAGCCACCATCGAGCAACTGCACAAAGCCTTCCACGACTTCAAGGCAGAGCACCAAGCCCAGCTTGATGAGGTCAAGAAAGGCAATTCTGACGCTCTGCAAGCGCTGAAGGTTGACCGCATCAATGCGGAAATCGACCGCCTTCAGAAGTCTGTCGATGAAGTGAATGCCAAGGCAGCGGCTATTCAGCTAGGCGGCGCCCCGGATAACCGCGTGAAAGATCGCGAGTACACCGATGCGTTCAAAGCGCACATCCGCAAGGGTGAAGTGCAGGCTTCGCTGAATAAAGGCGTGGCGTCCGAAGGCGGTTACACCGCACCGACCGAGTGGGATCGCACGATCACCGACAAGCTGATTCAGGTCTCCCCGATGCGGCAAATCTGTTCCGTGCAGACGATCAGCACCGGCTCCCTTAGCAAGCTGTTCAACCTTCGCGGCACAGCTTCCGGCTGGGTCGGTGAAACCGCAGCACGCCCAGAGACAGCAGCGCCCACACTCGGAACGCTGACTTACTCGGTTGGGGAAATCTACGCCAACCCGTCGGCCACTCAGCAGATGCTGGACGACAGCTTGGTTGACCTGGAGACCTGGCTTGCTGGCGAGGTGCAGACTGAGTTCGCCTATCAGGAGAATTTGGCCTTTGTGTCCGGCACAGGCGCTAACAACCGCCCGAACGGTATCCTGACCTACATCACCGGCGGTGCTAACGCCGCAGCTCACCCGTTTGGCGCTATCCTGGCGACGAACAGCGGTGCGGCCGCTGCCCTGACCGCAGACGGTATCGTCAACCTGGTGCACGCGCTCCCGAGCGCTTTTACCGCAAATGCGCGATTCGTGATGAACCGGAACACGATGGGCAAGGTGCGTCTGCTCAAGGACACCGCTAATCAGTACCTGTGGCAGCCGTCCTACCAAGCAGGTCAGCCCAGCACGCTGGCGGGCTATGCCGTCACGGAGGTTCCGGCCATGCCTGACGTTGCAGCCGCAGCGAAGGCGATCCTGTTCGGTGACTTCCAGCGCGCTTACCAGATCGTTGATTCGGTCGGAGTTCGTGTGCTGCGCGACCCGTTCACCAACAAGCCCTACGTGATGTTCTACACCACGAAGCGTGTTGGTGGCGGCCTGCTGAATCCTGAGGCCGTCAAAGCTCAAAACGTGTCAGTGTAAGAATGAGGGGGGGCTTCGGCCCCTCTTTCTTCCAATGATATTGATCAAAGACATTTTTGGCGTTCGCGCTGGCAAGATTTACCCAGAGGTGATCAAAGCTGGCGAGGAATGCCCAGACAATCTGCTGGACGCAGCGCGCGAGGCCGGTGCGTTGGAAGTAACGGCGGAGCAGACGCTATCGGACGAGCCTAAGCGACGGATACGCAAAAGCAAGGAACCCTGAGCGCGACAATGCTGCAAAGACGGTAAACAAACCAGATATCACGGTAAGGCGGTATACATGGCGACGCGATTAATCTCTCAGACCGAATTCCCGATCACCACCGACCAGGCGAAATTTCGGCTCCGCATCGACGAGACTGGTATCCCTGACGTTGATGAGTCGGAGGACGCTGACATAGAGGCCATGCTGAAGGCCGCCACGCAGCTTGCCGAGAGTATGACGCGGCGCGCTATTGCCGTTGGGACATACAAATTAACGCTAGACGCATTCCCGTCTGAAATCCGCTTACTTCACCCGCCGATTGTCTCCGTGCAATCGATCCAGTACGTTGACGCTGACGGCGTGACGCAGACGCTTAACCCGACCGCGTACAGTGTGGACATTGAGAGCGAGCCTGGCTGTATTATTCCCGCTGACGATACCGACTGGCCGGAAACAAAGGAAACGGCAAATGCCGTGACGGTGAATTACACCGCTGGCTGGGGACTGGCGACGCCAGAGGCAGTCAAGCAATTCATTCTTCTTCACGCGGGTCATATGTACCGCAGCCGCGAGGCTGTGACTGATAAACCCATGGCCGCGCTACCCTACGGTGAGCGTATGCTGGACAGCTATAAGCTGTGGGAGGTCTGAGCGTGGAAACTGGCAGACTTAACCGTCGGATTACGATCCAGCGCAGGTTAGCAACCCTGGACGACTACGGGCAGGAGTCCAGCGTCTGGAGGGACATCGCTACCGTATGGGCCAATGTGCGCCCTATCGGTGGGCGCGAAAAGATGCGCTCAATGGCTTTAGAATCGACGCTGACGCACACTGTGTTGGTGCGCTACCGCGCCGATCTACTTCCATCTGTGGATGCCGACGCATGGCGGATCGTCTATGGAGATCGAATCTTGCAGATCACGGCATCGGTTGACCAGAATGATGAGCGCAAGTACATCATCTTCGAATGCACAGAGACAGGGGTCTGACGAATGGATGAACTAAACGTCAAAGGGCTGTCCGATTTGAATAAGCTCTTAAACGAGTTTCCGGCCAAGGTAGAGGGCAACATCATGCGCGGCGCGATGCGCGCTGGTGCAAAGGTTTTTGAAGACAGGGCAAAGCAGTTGGTGCCGGTAAAGTCCGGGAGTCTGCGCGATAGCATCAAGGTTAGAACACGGTCTAAGCGCGGGCGGGTATCTGCCACCGTTTCCGCTGGTGATAAAAAGGCGTTCTACGCGCATATGGTCGAGTTCGGAACTGCACAGCACTTTATCAAGCCAAAGAGCCGAAAGAGCCTGTTTTTTGCTGGCTTGGCCATGGATGTTGTTGACCATCCTGGCGCTAAGTCAAAGCCGTTCATGCGGCCCGCGCTCGATGGTGGGCAGACTGAGGCAGTCAACGCGGCCGCGGACTACATTCGCAAGCGTATTGACAAAGAGGCGGCGAAAAAATGAACGCAGAGATCATCGTCGGTGCGTTGCTGAATGTGCCTGAGATTACGGCGCTAGTTGGCCAAAAACGCGCGCTGTCGCAGCTACCAACAAACACCAAGCCTCCGGCGCTGGTGTATCAGGTCATCGACTCTGTGCCGATGCCAAACGTTAACTTTAGCGAGCCAGCGATGGCGCGCGCGAGGGTACAAATTAACCCGTTGGCAATGACCACAGCAGAGGTGAAATCGATCCACGCTGCCGTACGAAACGCGCTAGACTTCAAGCATCAGGTTTTGGCAGCAGGCAAGACCGTTATTTCTTGTCGCCTTGACATCCAGGGCGTGGCTCAAAAAGACCCAGAAACCGACATCTGGACGCAAAGTGTCGATTACGTTTTGCGGTACTATGAGTAACATCATAGTGCTTCAATGTGCTGGCCTCGGCTGGCGATTTGTTGCCCGCATCCCTGCGGGATATTTTGTTTTTTGAAAGGAAATAGCCATGACAGTACGTACATCCGCAGGGACGACCCTCAAAGTCTCCGCAACTGCTCCTGCCACCTTCAACAGCGCAGGATACTCCGCCCTGACCTTTACCGCTGTCGGTGAAATCACCGATCTCGGTGAGTTTGGGCGCGAGTTTGCGCTGGTGACCCACAACCCCGTAGGCTCTCGCGGTACGCAGAAGTTCAAGGGCTCGTTTAACGAGGGCACCATGAACCTGTCGCTCGGTCTCAACACCGACGATGCCGGTCAAGTGCTTATGAAGGCCGCATCACTGTCAGACAGTGCCTACAGCTTCGAGGTGACCACCCAGAATGGCGACAAGTATTACTTCCAGGCGATGGTTATGAGCTGGAAGATGGGCATCGGGTCTGTGGACTCGATCACCACAGCGGCCTGCGCGCTTGAGTTGACCACATCGTCAGGCGACGTCGGCGTCGTCGAATCCCTAGCAGCCTAATCTGAATGCCCACTGTGGCTAAACTAGCACCGAGTCGGCGTCTGTCTCATCCTTCGCGGGGTGAGCAGGCGTCGGCCACGGGCAATTTATCAATCCCGCGAAAGGACAACCAAATGTTTGATATTTCCAAGCTGGCAGTCAAAGAAACATCTGTCATCGAGCTTGAAAGCCCCGATGGTGACCCATTGACCAACGACCAAGGCGAGACACTGAGCGTTACCGTCTACGGCCCTGGGTCAAAGCAATTCCAGAAGGCACAAGGCACGCGCAACCGCGCCATCCTTGAGCATGTCCGTAAAGGCGGTAAGAAGATGAAGGACGATGAGCAGCGTGAGCTGGATGCTGAGTTTCTGGCTACCTGCACCGTGTCGTTTAACGGCTTCACTTACAAGGATTTGACGGGTTACGAGATGTTCCGTGTCGCTTACCTTGACCCAGCCATCGGATTCGTTGCCGAGCAAGTCAATAAGGCTATCGGAGATTGGGCAAATTTTACGAAGGGGTCAGGCAAGACCTGACGCTTTACGCGCGGCAGCTTGGGTGGTTCCACTCCACCCCTGCTGTCGCAAACAAGGCACATAGGCAAGGGATAGAAAAAGAGCAACTACAAACGCGGCTTGATTGCATCATTAGCAATGGCGGGAATCCGCTAATGCCCGATGTTGGCGAGTCTGTGTTTGTTGTCGCGTACTGGCACGATGTTGGGATGGTCCTACCCGGTGGGATGGGGCCGGTTCCGTTGACGGCAAGCGAGTTGATCGCTTGGCAGCAAGGGACAGGCACTGACCTACAGCCGTGGGAATTCAGCGCGTTGATGGAGATGTCTAGGGTATATTTGGCGGCAAGACAGGAAGGGGAAAAACCGGAGTGTCCACCGCCATACGGCGACCCGGTAAACGAGTTTGACAGAGCAACTGTGGTGAAGAAAGTAACGGGCGCATTCAAGGCATTTATACAGGCTAAGAAGTAGATATGGCGAACATTGGCACGTTGACGATTGAAATGGCAGCGAACGTGGCGCGCCTGCGTCAGGACATGGACGCGGCAAAAAACACGGTCAATTCAGCCATGCTAAACATCCAAAAGAGCGTTAACGCTGCCAAAGGTGCGTTAGCTGGACTTGGCGCTGTTTTGAGCGCTGGCGCTGTCACCGCGTGGGTTAAATCATCCATCAATGCCGCTGACGAAATTAGCAAGTTAAGTCAGAAGACTGGCGTTGCGGTAAAAGACCTTTCCGGGTTGCAGTTAGCCTACGGTCAATCTGGCCTTGCAGCGGGTGCGCTTCAGCAAAGCATGTCAAAGTTAGCCGTCGGTGTGCTTAACGGTAATGACGCATTTAAGGCCATGAGCATTCAGACGCGAAATGCCGATGGGTCGCTCAAAAGCACCAGAGAAGTGCTCGGTCTGGTGTCCGATAAGTTCGCCAGCTACCAAGACGGCCTCGGAAAGACTGCACTAGCCATCGAATTGTTTGGCAAGACCGGCGCCGATCTGATCCCAATGCTCAACGGCGGGTCACAAGCGCTTGCGGATTTCGATGAGATGGCCAGCAAGTTGGGCTTGACGATGGACGAGGAAACGGCTAAAAACGCAGAAAAGTTCAACGACACACTAGACCTGCTCGGGCAAGGAGTGTCAGGGATTTCAAGACAAGTTGCCAGCAAACTACTGCCAACACTGAACGGGTTGGCCGGTGAGTTTCTAAACAGCATGACATCAGGCGACAGACTTAAGAACGTTGCCGAAGTGCTGTCCACGGCCCTGCGCGTCCTATATGTAGCTGGCATCGGCATCATTGAGGTTTTCTCGACAATCGGCAAGACGTTGGGCGGCGTGTCTGCGGCTGTTGTTGCTGCGCTGTCTGGTGATTTTTCTGACGCGTCCAAAATCTTGAAAGAGATGAAGACCGACATCGGTCAAGGTTGGGTTGACACACTTGGATCGGCCAAGCGTGCGTTTACGACTACCGGCAATGCTGGCATCGAGGCGATGACGGCGATAGCCGGTGCATCAAAAAAGGCCGCGCCAGAGGTTGGCGAGGTGGCCAAAGCAGCTAAAGAATCAGCCGACGCATTGATCAAAATCCACACCCAGATCGCCCAGACCCGCGCCAACGCCCGCAATGCCGACAACGACGCTGCAAACAAGTGGTTCGCTCAAGAGCTAGAAGGCTATGACAAGGCCGCCGCAGCGGCCAAGCAAGCCGCAGACACCGCGCAGGCCGAGCTGGACAACTACGGCAAGCT